TCTTTCGGGTGCTCGAAGTAAAAGAATGGAACATACTTCTAAAATTAACTCTTCTTTAAGTGTTTTTGTTGAGCTATGGAAAGATGAAGAGGAGCGTAAAAAAATGATTTTAGTGGCCAAGGCTAGAGAAGCTGAGTTATCCAAAGAAATAGAAAGATTAGATTCTGCGGAAGAGTACATAGCAAAAGTTATGGGAATTTCTAAAGAAGAAATGTTAAATGGATAAAATTGAATGTTTAATTTGCGGGGCGACTTTTAACTCTTATAAGTCTCTTCATTTGCATATCGGCAAAAAGAAACTTTTGTCGATAGAAGAATACTATCATAAATTTTACCCAAGATATGACCTTTTCTCTAAAGAGTTAATTCGCTTTAAAAATAGAGAGCATTACTTTAAAACCATATTTAATACTAAACAAAATTTTATAAATTGGTTTCAAAAAACCGAATCCGACTTTCTTAAAAAAAATGTTGTGGAAATTTTACTTGATAACAGAATAAAAGAAAAGGGTATTAAAAATGCATTTTCTCAAGTTGAACTCAGAACAATATTAGCCCCATCTATTATAACAATTAACAAACTATTTAAAGACGGCTACAATGAACTGTGCTCCAAACTAGGTTTAAGTTTAAAATTTGAATACCAAAATATAGAATTAGACTTATCGCATCACGATTTGAATATTTTAATCGACTCTAGAGAACAGAAGCCACTATCGTTTTTTTCTAGCGACAAAATTAAACAGTTAAATTGCGGCGACTATACTGCGGACGAGCCTTATTACGACGATGTTTATATAGAAAGAAAGTCTGTCGAAGATTTTTTTGGAACATTTGGTACAACAGACGGATTTAAGCGATTTGTAAAAGAAGTTGATAGAGCAAATAAGTTTGGGTTTTATTTGTTTGTTTTAACTGACGCTCCTTTGGAATATATTTGTAATTATAATCATCGTTGGGCGCAAAATAGCCAGTCTACGATTTTGTCTTCTCTTGCAAATATGCGATCATTGTGCCAAAGTCATAATAACATACAATTCATTTTTGTTAATGGCAGAGATACAAGCTCATCTGTTATAAAAAAAATTCTTCAAAACAAGCAGTCGTCAACAAAATATGACTGGCAATTTCTAATAGATTCAAAAATAATATGTTAATTCCTGGCTTACACTGTTCAAAACAAGCAATAAATACAAATGATAGACTCTTAAAATTAAAGGGTAATTTATCGGACGAGCAAGCGCAGATAACCTTCGCTAAGTTTTTGAAAGCTAATCCGCATTTCGCCTGTCAATTATTATTCGGCGTAGATATTTATCCCTTTCAAGATTTAGCTATTAGAGCTATGTTTCAGAAAGACTTTGTTCTGAATGTCTGGTCGCGGGGGTTATCTAAAAGTTTTGTTGCTGGTTTATACATTGCGTTATATGCTATTTTTAATCCGGGCGTAAAAATTGGTATTTGTAGTAAAACCTTTAGGCAATCCAAAATTATTTTTAAAAACATAATGGATTTATGTGGCTCTAAAAAAGGATTCTTTTTTAAACAGTGTGTTTTAAATGCCACAAAAGGGGCTGACGCATGGGAAATGGAAATTGGTGATAAAATTAAATCAAGAATTGTAGCTCTTCCGCTTGGCGACGGCGGAAAAATAAGAGGTTATCGTTTTGACGTAATGGTTATTGACGAACTTTTACTTTTGTCAGACAATACAATTAACGAAGTTATTCGACCATTCCTAGTTGTTAATACTGACCCACAAAATTCACATAAGTTAAAAAAAGCTATGAAGATTTTATTAGAGACGGGTGAATTAACCCCAGAGGATGCTGCCGACTTAAAGTTTGGTGGTAAAAAATTAATTGGATTGACATCTGCTTCATATAAATTTGAATATTTATATTCTATGTATTCTGATTATATTAAAAAAATTACTAACCCCGTTGACCCAAAAAACCCAGAAGAAATATCTCATTTAATTATGCAGTATTCTCATAAAATTGCCCCAGAGGGTTTAATGAATACGCAACAAATTAATGAAGCCCGATCTTCTATGTCTGCCGCCCAATTCGCAAGAGAAATGGAGTCTCAATTTACTGATGATAGCGCAGGATTCTTTTCCGCTCAAAGAATGAAAGAGGTAACTATTCCAGACGGCCAATTCCCTTGCACAAGGATTTACGGAAATCCAAACAAAAAATACATATTAGCCATTGACCCTAACTATAACGATTCGGAAAGTAGTGACCACTTTGCTATGGCGATAACCGAGCTTGACGAAACCGAGAAAAGTGGGACTCTAGTACATTCTTATGCTTTAGCTAAATGTAATATTTCTGCTCGGGTTAAGTATTTAAAATATATTTTTGATTATTTCAATATTGTTTTTGTTATTGTCGATAGTGCTGGTGGTAAAAAATTTATTAATGATGCTAATGAGTTGCCTGAATTTAAAGAGGCTGGCGTAAATTTAAAATTTGTTGAAGAGGTAAATTTTATGGACGATGATTATGTCGCCGCTATAGATTCTTTTAAACAGCAATATTCAAAAGAAAAAAACGTAATTTGCTACGCTCAAAGATTCGAGTCTAAATGGATTCGTGCCGCTAATGAACATTTACAGGCTTCGATAGAGAAGAAAAGAATATTTTTCGCGTCTAAACCTCAAGAGGATGAATTCTTAGCTCAATTAAAATCTAGAATACCCATAAAGGATTTGGAGTTTATTGATGAGGCGTCCTCTGTTCAAGAGGGTAAAATGGCCGAATTTATTGACCACCAATCTTTCCTTATTGATTTAACTAAAACAGAGTGTGCAATGATTGAGGTTTCTTCTACCTCTAGCGGTTCACAAACTTTTGATTTACCCCCTAATTTACGTAAATCTAATAGTCCAGACAAACCTCGTAAAGATAGTTATACCGCTTTATTGCTTAATAATTGGGCTATTAAATGTTATTTCGATATGATGTTCGCGCCCGAAAAGAAAAGAAGTTCTTTTGTACCTTTTATCCTTGCTTAATTTCACATTTAAGGACGAAAACTGTATAAGTAATCCAATATGCGATCTTCTAAGAGCTTACAAACCGTTAATAAGGGTAAAATTCCCGTTGTAGAACCAGATAAAGAATTTGTATCTATCGCTTCCTCTGGAAGTCGGACTTCCTACCGTGGAGAAAGTGGACAAAAGAATAATATTTCCACCCTTTTAAAAAACATTGACTCTGGAGTAACCCCTTATGAGTTATCTAGCGATTGTCTTTCTGTCAGAGATGCCATTCTTCTTTGTCAAAAGGCTTATTTTAACGTTGCTATTTTTAGACATACTATTGATATTCAAACAGAGTTCGCAAACTCAAATTTATATTTTAAAGGTGGAACAGCTAAAAGCAGAAACTTTTTTAAGTCTTGGTTCAAAAAAATAAACGGCAGAGATTTAGCCGAACAATTTTTTAGAGAATGGTATCGTTCTTCTAACTTTTTTTGTTATAAGGTAAATTATAATATTGGAGAGGAGGATGTGGCACGTATTCGCTCAGAGTTTGGAGGTGAAATTCTTAATAATTTAAAAGGTAAGTCAGTACCTTTAAGATATGTAGTTTTGAATCCGGCAGACATCAAGGTTTCTAGTTCTATATTTGGTTCCTCAGATACGGAATATTTTAAGTTTCTAACTCCGTTTGAAAAAACTCGCCTTAAAAACCCAAGCACGGAAGAGGAAAAAACTTTTGTAAACTCTTTACCTAAAGATATTAGAGATTCTTTGCAACATAAAAGTACCGAAACTAAAATCAAATTAGATTCGAAATCTTTTATATCTGTTTTTTCTAAAAAGCAAGATTACGAACCAATGTCTGTGCCAATTTATTTCCCCGTTTTATTTGATATTAATCTCAAACTAGAACTTAAAAAGGTTGAGCACGAAATAGCTAAAACTGTGGACTATATTATTTTACTAGTAACAAATGGCGATAAAGATAATGGCGTAGATGCCAGAGTTTTTAGTGCCTTACAAAATGTTCTAACTTCTGAGAGTGTCGGGAGAGTTTTGGTTGCGGACTATACTACTGAGGCAGAGTTTGTTATTCCAGATTTAAATAAAATCTTGGGGCCAGAAAAATACCAAGTTGTTAATCAGGACATCGCTAATGGTCTAATGAATATCTTCTTTGAAGATCAAAAATTTGCAAATAGCTTCGTTAAAATTAAAATATTTTTAGAGAGACTAAACGAGGCTAGAACAAGTTTCCTCCGTAAATTTCTAATGGTTGAAATGGATTTAATAGCTAAAGAAATAGGCTTAGAGAATATTCCCACTCCTTATTTTGAAGAAATTAATCTAGATGAACACTCTGAGTTATCTAAAATTTATACTAGACTTTATGAATTAGGAATGTTAACCCCTAAAGATTATTTAGAGTTAAATGAAACAGGCGAAATGCCTAGTTTCGATGATATCCTAGAACATCAAAAAGAGTTTAAATCTCATAGGGATAAAGGCTTATTTGAACCAATTATCGGCGGAGCTAAAGATGTAGCTGGTAGGCCAGCCGGAACAAAAGCCCCACAAACAACTAAAAAGGTTTCTCCTCAAAAAAGCGTAGGTTCCGAGGACTTATTTAAGTTATCGGGCTTAAAAGAGAGTGTAGCTAGTATTTCCAGTTTAATTGAAAAAGTGGAATCTTACTATAAAGAAACTAATAATTTTAAAAGATTAAGTTCCAAACATAAGGATGTATGTTTCGGATTTGCTAAACAAATAATAAATAATGAGAAAAGGGCGGATTGGGAGTCTTCTGTTGAAAAATATTTTAATACTTTTGTTCCTCCCACAGATCAATCGGTTAGTATATCTTCTTTAGCTTTAGAACATAATTTGGAAGATTTTCAAGCAGCAATTCTTTTCCATTCTAAATAATATATGAGTAAAATACACGTTAATCAAATAGATGAGGCTTCTTTAAGCGGTAAAATTATTTCTATAATTAACCCATCTTTAACTGGAATTAATAGTTCTATTTCGGGTTTTGATTCAGATATCTCAGATATTAATAGTGATATATCGTCTATTTCTGGTTCTATAACAACTCTTGAGGTAGATATTACTGACCAATCAGATAGATTAACTAATTTTGAGTCCGACTTTTATGGTTTTCAAGGCGATCTAAATACTATAAGCGGAAATGTAGATACTATTTCTGGTAGCTTTTTATCTTTAAGTGGAGATATCCAGTCTCAAGTTGATAATCAGCTTTACACTTTAAATTTATTTACTGGTGACGTTGTAACTTTGGGCGATTCGCTAGATACAACAATATCTGGATTAAATGTAGTTAGTGGAAATGTAAATACCGTTTCTGGGGAGCTATCTAGTAAATTAGTTATTAATAATAATTTGGCGGATTTACAAAATGCTAATTCAGGTTTAGAGAATTTAAATATTCGTCACCAGTATTTATGGTTTAGTCCTTCTGATTTTGTTTCTGGAGTTTCTGGCAACTTTGTTCCTACTGGTGGCACTACTGGTACAGTAATGAGTAAATTTTCAATACCAACTTTAATTTTTACTGGAAACAATAAAAGGGAAGCTTATTGCTCATTTTCTTTGCCTAGTAATTGGGACAGGGGGCCAGTATACCCTAAAATTTATTGTACTGCACACACAGGCTCTAATGTGTTAACTGGTAATGTTTTGTGGGGAATTTCTGCCGAATATTATGATCAAGGGTCTGCTTTACTTGGTAGCGGCGCACCAGTTTTTAATATTATTTCTTATATTTCTGGAATATCTTCTACTTCTGGCGTTTTATCTATTGGTCCATCCGGTATATGTTCTGGCATGTCTATCACTGGAATTAACAGTGGAGATTCTGTTTTCGATAAATTGATTTTGATGAAGCTCCATCGAGACTCTCTATCTTCCGAAGATACATTTGATACTGGAGTAAATATATCCTTTATAAAAATGGGGATAGAGTACTCTGTAAAATCTGATTCGACCCGTTGGGCGCAAGACTTAATTTAATCACAGATTGTTTAACTTAGTGTATATTTTCGTATGGTAAAGAAAATTCACCAAGCTTTAATTACCTTTATCGGGCCAGATTATCGGACTACAATTTCCGGTAATTTGACATTATTATGTGCAGGTGTCGCTTTATATCCAGAAATTACAAGTTGGATTCCTTGCCCTTATGGTGATTATATTAGGGGTATAGCTGGCGTTTTTACGTTCGTTTTTGGTTCTAGATTTAGTAAAGCCGCTGCGGATAGCAAAAAAAATACGGATAACAAACCTAAAACAGTAAAAAAAACACCGCCAAAGACAAAAAGTATTACTAAACCAACAACAAAAAAAACAAAAATATGAAAAATGTCCTTTCTTTAATCGGTGGCTTTTTCTCTTTCTTATTCGGTATAGTTATATCTTTCTTTAGGTTGAAAGAAAATAAAAAAGTTAATAATAAAAATGACCAAGTTTTTCAAAATGAGGTTAAAAAAATAGCAAAAAATGCAGAATCTACAGATGCTAAAACTAAACAAAAAGCTATTGACGATATGCGTAGGCTTATTTCTGACTAATTGTTCAAGTACGATTAAGTTAGAAGACGCCCCTATAGTCGAACAAGAAAATAGCTTTGTAGTAATTGAAAAAGTTAAAACTATTTCAAAGAAAGACGTTATTAGTAAAATAGAATCTACAGAAATTGATTTTAACGAAAACGAACAAAATGGTGGGATTTTAGACTTTAATGAAAATGGTTGGAAAATTACCCCTAAAGCTTTATTTAAATATAATTTATTAATCGAACAGTTTGGGGCCACTTTTGAGCCAGCATTAAATAAAAATGATGGAGTTTCTTTTATGGGTCAAGATATTTATTTAACTCAAGAATATATGATAAAATTTGCACTAATGAACCAAAAAAAGAAAGGAAACATTGATGATTAACCCCATTTCAAAGAAAAAGATTATAGAAACTTTAAATGTGGTAGAAACGTCCACAAGGGAAGGTAATTACGCAAAAATATCTAAATTTTTTGACGGACCTGGGAAAAGACAACAAATAACTTATGGACGTTCTCAACTTACCGAATATGGTTTTTTACCAAAATTAATAAGTAGGTACGAAGCTTCCAGCGGCTTGTTTTCGAAAGAGTTTACTAAATATAAGGATAAAATTGGTGGAACTCACCCATCACTAGTTAAAGATATTGTTTTTTTAAATTTACTTACTAAATCTGCTAACGACCCGATTATGAAGCGTTTGCAAGATGAGATATTCGAAGTAGAATACTGGATGCCAGCATTAATATTTTGGAAGGAGAATGGATTCG